AGTACTACTGAATGCAGGATTGCAATAAGAGCAAGCAAACTGACAAGTACGGTCAAAACTGATTTCAAGAGTGCGAAGATTGACGTCTTCACTGGCTGGGGTTCTAAAAGCATAATTTAAGTCCTGTTCAGAATAAATTTTAGTTTTGTAAACGCGGTCACTAATGTTGTCTCTACCAATATCCTCTATTTTCCAACAGTATTCACATCCTGAGGGTCTTTCGCCTTTCTGCATCTGTTCGCGTTCCATTTTTTTACGTTGCGTATTGTGCAATGCAGAAGGCCTACGTTTGATATCATCAAGATCAATTTTATGAGGTAAAGGATGATGACAACTGGTTGTCATACCGCTGCCTAACCAGATAGTGGCATTATACCATTTAGCTCCACAAAAAGATTCTGACTTGGTATCAATCACTCTATGTTTGTATTCTAAATTTGTTTCAATGTTTTTTTGTTCCATAGCAATTACATATAAGGTTTAAATTCTGGCAAAATACTCAATAATGAGTTTTTTCTTACAGATTCTCTCAACTGAATCATAGCTTTAAACTTTTCCCAATTATCAAATGAACAATTATTTTTTAAGGTTAGAACTAAATCAGATACATTTTTTTTGTGCTGCAAACGTTCAACTGCCAATTGTTTAAGTTCGTCTGGCAGATTGGTTACTTGTAATTCAACAGGATCTTGTATTAATTCCCAGTTTAAATAAAATTTATTTTGATTGCACCAATCTATCAACTTGTCTAAATGTAGCACACTCAAATTGGTCACTACTGCATGTATAAAAAAATTTACTCCTGGAATGGATGACATCCATTTACAAGTTTGATCTATATTACTCCAATTACTTCCAAATCTTATGTATTCATTTAATAGGCCAAAAGAATCAACACTCATTTGAATCTTAAGGTGTTTGATTTTTTCTAATATATTGTACCATTCTTGATTAAATTTAGTTCCATTTGTAACCAACACAATAGTTGTATCGTCAAATAATTGATTATCAACACCATATTTCAGTAGAAATTGGATCTGTGGCACTATTAACGGTTCGCCGCCCCGTAAAATTAATTTTTTTAAACCAGTGTGTAACAACTGAATCAAATTAGATAATTCATTGTCGGTTATGTTAAATTTGGTTTGTTCATTGGTATTAATTTTCAATATTTTATTTTCATAAAGAATACTACTACTGGCATTTTCTTCACAGCTGATACATTTTAAATTGCATAAATTTGTTAGTTGCATTTCTATATCTATAGGCCATTGTTTAGGATAATCAAAATGATCAAGTGTTTTTTCAACATATTTGTCAAAAATTTTATATTCCTGATTGGATCGTTGCCTATAACTTTTGATTCCAACATCTTCTTGTTGGTAACAACTTTCGCACGATGTAGGACGTTGGCCGGCCAACATCTGAGTTCTAATATCATCTACAAACTCGCTGGCCCACCATTCATGTAGAGTTGATGTTTTAATATTGTGTTCAGACTTTTCAGAACTATAGCAACATAAGTTAAAACTCCCGTCAGTTTTTATACAAGTATGTACCCACGGTCTAATACAAAAAGTTTTAGACATATTCTATTTTTGATTCTTGACTATAATATCTACACTGTTCCCAAAATTCCTTCATTTCTGGAAATGTTTTTATAAAATCTGTGTTGCGTCGTTTATCATGCTCGTTAAAAAATCTAAAAAAATCAGCACGTTGTATTTTAACATATTCTTGATCTAATTTGCTACCTTCACGCATCCAATCTACAACTCGTTGCAATCTTTGCACTTCGTAGTCCTTGAATCCTTGAAATGGTTGATCCGCAGTTTCTAAATTTGCTCGCATCCAATCTACTACATCTTGTAATCGTTTGGAATATACCGGCGGAAGTATCTGCAAACTTTGCCAAGTGGGTTGTCTCAGTATAGGCGTGTCAAACCAAACTCTTTGATATGTTTTACTATATAAAAGTCGTAATGATAAAATCCACTGTAGCAAACTTTGTAGTCCAAGCACATTTAAATTACTCATTGTGACAATAAAACTTAAACTGTTTCTATCGGGAATCTTATCCAAATATCTATGAACATTTTCATGTACTCTATTAAAATCCAAGCCGTGACGAATATATTCAGCATGGCCACGTACTCCTGAGTCTAAACTGACATATTGCATAAAGTGTTCTATGTTAGTATCGCACAATCTTTTTACATAATCGTGATACTGATCGTATAACTTTTGTTCCACACTAAAATTACTGGTAACATCAATATGTAAGTCAGATTTAGGAAACGCTAATACATAGTCAAATACTTTAAATGTATTACGATCCATTAAAGGCTCTCCGCCAGTCATCCTAAAGTGTTTTAACTTTGGATACAAAGTTGGCCACCACTCCCAAAAGGCATCAACGTACGGATTATGTTCTCGCACTGGTATAGGTTTTCTGCGACCGGTAAAATGGGAAGCATCATTATGAATAGTACTAGTGGGGTATCCTCCAAATCTTCCAATTTCCTCACCCCAACTGCTACTAAACTGGGGACTACAATAGGAACACTTAAGATTACATACATGATTAAAATTGACTTCAACATAGGAAGGAACAACATCCTCATCGCCTGTTGAACCAATAATGGTTTCAAAGTGTTCTGCTGCCCAAGGTTCTCCTGATCTATAATGTCTATCACTTAGGTTCCCTAAATCTTCTTGTGTCCAACAATAACTACATTCTTGTGGTCGTTCGTTGCGTAACATAATTTGACGCTGAGTTTTTTTGTAAGGTGTGTTATGCAAGGCACCAGGATTGTATTTTAACAGAGTGGCATCTATTTCGTGCAAGGGAGGATGATAACAACTGTTAGTAAGTCCTGTAGGAAGGTGCAGGCTTACCTGCTGCCACTTGGCCAAGCATAAACTAGGACCTAATTTATCCCTCATTTCTTCTGCAGCGGACAAAAAATTACTTTTTGTCATTCAAAAAAACTTTCCATGATTTTTCTTTCAGTGACATGAAAGTTTTGTAATTATGTTCTAGTATTGGTTGCATTGAGTCATACATTTTATTTAGATCTTGAACAGACAGCTTGCTCAAGTACTCGATGTTACTTATAATTGTTTTTAAACCATAAAAACCATCTTCATCATAGCTTTCGTCCCAATAATCAGCAAAAGTCAAAAATCCCAATCGTTTCAAATTTTTTAAAAAATTTACAGGACCTTGAACCATAAATGGGGTTAAGCAAATTATAGGTCTCCAAATTTTTTCTGTAGGATAAAAAGTTGTACCTAAACAATAAGTTTCACAAACTATATCAACAAAAAAAGAAGGATATAATTTTGAAATGTTAAAGTGCTCGGGGGTCACAATAGGATATTCAGAAATCTCTTGCGCCACAGGAGAATCTAATATCAACTTACAGGCATCTTGTAAATTTTCTTTACCGTTGTGATGTAAAAGATCTTCTATACCTAAATTAACTCTGTGAAAATCTAAATTGGAATCATAGTGAAAAGTTTGGATTGTTTTTTCTTTGTAATTTGAATATAACTTGGTAGATAGCAACAATCTTGCCCAATTGCTTCTGCCTATGAACATTCCAAAATGTTTTTCAATATTTTTAATGGGGTAATTTAATTTTGATGCAAACTGTTGTCCGGTATCCACATATAATGGTAATAGATTAACAATTTGATATTCATCATGTCTTTCCAAAACATTATTGGTAATGATAGTGATTTTATCTTTTTTGAAATTGAATTTTTGGCAGAGATTGTCCAATAGATCATAAAGTCCCAATTTTCTAGCGTCAGGACCTTCATAATTTAAATGTAAAACTAAACTTGAATTTTGTTGATATTCATATAACATTTCAGGAATTTTGATTTCTAAATTCCAAATTTTACCATCGATGTTAGGCAATATTATCATGACTAAAATATCTTTCTATGTTTTATATGCCGATCTAATTCTTGTGCCCAGCTATAATGGGCATTATGATTTGGATGTAGGTTGTCAGTGTCGAACCAATTGTTGCGTTGTGTAATATTATAGATGTTGTCTTCAATACAACAATTCGTTAAATCAATATCATTAAACAGCGTTTGATTTGTCTTTTTTAAATCTTCAATGTAGTCCTGATAAAAACTAAACACATAATTTATTTTCTTTTGTTTTAAGAAATTTTGCATTGCCAGCACTTTGATCAAAAAGGATTCAATTAATTGTTTATGAGATACTAACTTATAGAAAGGTTCAAAAATTTTTTTAACTTGTTTGTCATTGTTCAAAAACCCACATCCAAATACCCAATCTTTTTGCACATAATCTTGATCATCTATTGGATAGATCACTTTCTCTGGCCAATCATTTAATTTACTGGAATGCAATGAGGTGTAAGAAGAATCAAAAACTGTTTCCAAACGATAATCAATTCTACTCGGAGCAGACCACATGATCAAAACTAAATCATAATTTCTGTTTGTTATTTCAAAAATAGTTGATTCAAAGATATAAGTATTACCAGCACCGCATTGTGCTAAATTAATTAAGTCAAATTTATATTTGTTTTGAAGATAGTAGGGCCAACTATTTGGACCTCTACTAAAACTACATCCATTGACAAGAACTACCATCCTTCTATTTTCCTTATAACATCTATTTCAGTCATCATAATTTCACTGTTACGTTGTCCGGTGCTATAGTGATGTTTAAAAAATTGACTCTGTTCTGGGGTATAAGTGACAATAGGTAATCCTAATCTATTAGTTAATGCACTTGCAATTTGTTCGCATCCTTCTTTGGGATCTTCTTTACCAAAGCTTGACCATAACTTTTCTAACATGTCAAAATCTTGCACTTGATGATGATCCCAACCTTCTAGCATGATCATGTATGTTCCCAGTCTGGCTCCGTACATAGCCCAATAACCGTTTTCTACATCAGCACCTACGCTTTGCCATATACACAAGTGATCGTAGTTTCTCTTATTCACACCCTCTTCAAATTCCTGTAACGAAGGTTTGTGTCCTCTGTCAAGACACATCTTTACACCTTCACGAAAGCCGGCACGCCATGCTTGTTTAGCACTACCATTAGGATAGGTTGTACTATAACAATTGTGCATGGCTGTGTATTTTGGATTAAAACAAAACTCCACAGCAGTTTCTTCTGTGCCGTCGCTTGCTTCGTGAGTGCGCATGTTATAAACAAAGTCTCGAGTCCAGCAACTTACACCGCCATTACCGTAACGCAAACCATTTATTATGTTACGTGCCTTCCATCTAAAAACATGGTCATGGTTGGTTTCGTCCAGCCGGAGTTGTAAATTAAAAAATTCAGGATCAGGTATGTTGTCTCCATCGATCAGAACAAATCTTTCTGTGTCACTGGCGGCTGCGGCTGCTTTGTGTGCAGCGTCAGATCCTTTAACGCCATCTACTCTCTTTGCCCACGGAACCATGTTTTGAATGCGTATCCAGAATTCTTCTTTTTTAGGTTCGTCATAAGTTAAAAAAATACAATCTAAATCTGCTATATCAATCGTTTTGGTAGTCATAATAATCTACGTCATTATAAGTTTCGTTGTGTTCTAATAGTATTGCAGAGTGCCCTTTGACTGTGCTAAATCCCGAACTAGCACGTTTCAATCTAACTTTATTGGGACGTTTGACATCTAACAAGGTTAATTTTTTATTTTTAACTCTTAGTAAATGAGTGTTGTTTTTGAAGAATAGGTTTGGATCGTCTAAAATAATATAATTATCACCCGCAGGATGATTGGTCTCGTAGTAACCTATTACACTGCCATCATCGTTATAGTATAACCTATTTTGCTTACAAACTACAGGTCGCTGAGCATCAAATTCTTCTACTAGCTTGAAAACTTCATTCCAAAAGTTATTGTTCATAGTATTCAATCATTTCCTGAGTTATAAAATTTTTATCATAGTAATGTAATGGATGATATTGATTGATATTGTTTATTTTGATCATCCCTTCGTTGAATTCAGTAACAAAAACTTCTTTAAACACAAGACTGTGATCAAATTCATTAATAGCAGGTTTCATATGCACAAAATTTATAAAATCTGCACTAGGCAAAGTGCATAATTCTTCACCAATCATTCTTGCGGCTATGGCAAAAACTAAATCTGTACTGGCAGTATCTTCTCTACAATTTTTTAAACAACTTTGAATATGAATCCAATTGGCGAAAATTGCTTTCACTTTATCAAAAAAACTTTTGGCAGTCTGAGTAAATCTAAAATACATCAAACCATTATAGACATCTGGCAAATTGTTATCATCAAATGTTTTTCTATAATATCTTACGTCTGATGTTTCTTGCCGATAATTTTTACACCCAACACTTAAAACTACGTCTCGTAATCTAAATGCATTAACCCAATGATCTATACTTCTTGTGAATAACAAATCGCTTTCAATTTTGATAGTTTCTTTGAATGGGGTTAATTCAAATAAAAATGCTTCAGTTCCAAATTTTCCAAAATCGTGATCAGGTGCCTGGATAACATAATCAAATGTTTGTTCGTGCTTTTTTGTGATAAATTTTTTGGTATGATTATCTACCACCACTGCAAATTTATTGTGTTTCTGAGTTTTTTTAATATTCAACGCCTGTACATAAGCCAATTGCAAATAATCAATATCATTGTTACATGCCACTGTCAAAAAACCCAATTGTTCTTTATGATTCATTCTAGTATCTCGTTTATGAATGTTTCAAAATTGTCACTTTGTAAATATGCCTTGCTCATTATATGCAAATTCATTTTAGGAACAACATAGGATTTTTTAGAATCTTTAATTATTAAACTGTTATTGAATAATTTTATAGTATCAATGACTTGATCTACTGCCAGCATGTTTCCCGGAATGGTATTACTTTCTAGGTTATAACCATTGAGTATAATGTCCGCTATTGAAAACGCATAGTCGTTTCTATAGTTTCTTTCATTTACATTAAACAAAGAATAATAATAGGAATAATTTCTTTGAATTTTACCAACTAGATCAAAGAATAATTTTGATTTTTTAGTTTTTCTAAATGCAAAAACTGTTGCCCATATATACGGCAAGCTCGAAGTACCCATTAGTTTTGGCCATTGTTGTGTGAGGGCAAAACTGTGCCTCTGTAATAGATAGTCCCAATCGCAGTCAAATATCTTGTTTAAATTATTTTCTAAAATTAAATAATCAACATCAATTACCAATGTCTCATCATAAGGTGAAAGTTCAAAAGCATGATATCTGCCAACATTTCTCCATTTTATAAATGCGTGTTCATCAATACTGTATCTAATATTTTCTGTATGGTTTGATAATTCTTTGTCTGTAATCAGAGTGTAGGGCAATTGTAATTTTTGACTTGCAACTTCAAGAGTTTTGTATGCAATTGATTCGTAATCAATTGTATCAACATTGTATGCAAACGCCAAAATTCCTCTAGATTTTTCTAATTTGTTTGAGTTCTGCATATGCTTGATGCCATCTGTTCATTACTGTTTGATAATGTTGTTGTGCTGTGATTAAAAAAGCTTGCCGATCAATCTTGATTGGACTTTCATAAACATCTTCTATATATAATTCATCAACCGGCCAAGTTTGAACAAAAGCCAACAACTCTGGTGTAATTTTGAACATGCCACCGTTGTGTGTCAGATGTAAATCAGTCTGAATTTTTTCTTTTAGAATTTTTTTGTTAATCTGGAAATCAGTGGCCAACTTGACTTCTTGGACTAATGAATCTACGTCTGTCATGATTTTCTTTCAAAGGTAAAATACTTAAATTTTACAATAAAAATTGACAAAAGTAAATTTTTTTTTACTGTCTGGTAACAGTGACGGCACCCCAGGTATTGGCAAGATTGGTCACTTCCGGGTAAGAAACATCTACTGTTACTGTTGCCGTAAGATCAATTGCGTCATTGAATCCGGTACCGGTTCCAGTGGTATTGGTTACGTTCACCCAAAAACTCAATATAGACCCGTTGTCGTTGTGTTGCCCTTGTCTGCCATTGGTACGATAGGTTATAGTGGCCGAGTCAGTAGTGTATTCCGCTGTAGTTCCTGTAACTGAAACTATAGCTGTGTTTGCAATTGTGGCTTGGTAATATCCTAAAGAAGTATTATTGGTCACCAAGGTTCCGCCAGCTCCGGTTCTACCAGCATTGGTGTTAGCTGCAATCAATGCTACTCCGCCCAAATTGGTAAACAAATTGACAATAGATTGGGATCTTTGTCCGGCAGCTCCTCCACCAAGATTATTGGTAGCAGATACATTGAACTTCAAACGACCACCGGCGTTGAAAAAGAATCTGGCTCTGTCAGGACTCTGAAATGCCACATTAGCACCAAAACTACGTGTTACAGTTTGTGTGGCAAGTGGATCTGCCACTTGCCATGCGGGATATGATGTTAGACTATTATGATTGGCAATTACCGCGGAATTGGTTGCAAACAGTAACCTATCTTGATTGAGTCTTTGGATAGCTGTAGTTAAAAAACCTGAATGCCCAATCAATTGTCCTGCGGTATTTGCAGTTAAACCAGATGTGGTGTTCCTAATATGTAAGTTAGCACTATTCAAAATGTTTATAAGCGAAGCCCAATTGGTAGCTGTAACTGTGCCTGTCACTGCAACATTGGCAAGGTTGGCTTGGCCATATCCTCGACTACCGTTTCCCCATGCCCATACTGCATCTAAGGTATTAGAATTAGATGTTGCATTACCTCCCAATAGATTATTATAATCCTGGGCTTCAATTAACCCACCTTGCACGTATGTCATTGCTAATCCTTAACTGTTTAACTTTACGATGGCTTCAACTATGCCTTCGCCGGTATCTAATTTATCTTCTAAACTGCGTCCAATAACATTCCAAGGAGAAAGTTCATGTTTAGCACCTGCTCTGGCCAAACCATCGCCTGCACTTACAAGTCTGTCTCCTTTTCTCACTGAACCTATTACCTTAACTGGAACTCTACCATTTACAGCCACCGGCGGATGTGTTGAGTTTGGACCCGCTGCGCCGTTCATCAAGTAGGCTGCTCTAGTGCTAATAACTCCAAATACATCTTCACTTAGTTCTTTCTTTTCAGCTGTGATTTCTTTAATACCGCCAATGGCTACGACTGTTCCTGGGTCGTAAGGCATATCGGCCGCAAATCTTTCTGCCAAGTCAGCGTATTGGGCTTGCACTGATTTTCCATGAATTGTATTAAACCACATGCCAAGACTACCCAGATTAGAAGTAGTATTAGACACAGGCATGATGTCAGACGACACAAATACTGTTCCGGTAATATTTGATTGATGAGTAAATGTATTGGCCGCATAAACATTGCCAATCAACATACTTTGGGTAAAAACATTACTCCATCTGTTGGTAGTGTTTCCTAAAGTAAAGGTAACGTTTGCAGCTGGATTCAAGCTTGCATTAAAGGTACTGATAAACGTACCACCGCCCAACAATCTATCAACATAAAACTTTGTAGCAAGGCTCAAATCGGGAGATGTTGAAACAGGATTACTATACGCTTCGGGCAATCCGGTATCGTAATTTAATCTTAATACGTTTTGATCGACTCCGCTTTTTCTAACTCCTAAGGTAAGATCTTTATTGTTTGATGTATTTCTTAATTTTACAACACCAGTATCAACTGATGCAACAAATTCTCCTGCCTCGCCTACTGTAATTCCATTGTCATCATCTACTACCAAGAAACCGTTAATTGTACCTGACTGATCGTTTCTTAAAAAAGATGTTCCTGGCACACTGGCACCACTAACACTTAAGGCTAGGGCTAGTGCTGTATTTCCATAAAATTGTTGGTTGAGATCTGTATTTAAATTTAAACCACGCGACACAGTTGCAAAACCAGATACATTAGTGTTAAATTGAGTATCTTTGCTCCAAATACCAACCAATGTACCATCAATGAAAAACTTTAGTACAACATAGGTTGGTCCTGCACCACCGCCGGGCAATTGAGATTGTAACGTGTCAGGAATAGCACCAGTGTTACCTAATGCAGTAGCAGATACTGGGCCAATAACCACCCATGCAGTTCCATTCCATACTTTTAATTGTTGATTGATTGTATCAAACCATTGCTCTCCTGCTACTGGTGTAGTAGTAAAACTGCCAGCATAAGTCATTGTTGCAATAGTTTTCCATATTGCATTTGCTGTGCCTTTGGTTGTGGCTGTGTTAATATTCAAGTATTTTGTTGAAGAATTCCACCAAAGTTGGCCTGGCAAAGGTGCGCCTGGTGCAGCAGTATTGGCAAAATTTTCCATCAATCTTACCATATTTTGATTTAAAAATATACCGTATCCGGGGTAATTTTTACCTACCAAAGTCAAGCTTGTTGATGTGATGTCAATAGTGCCGTCAACTAATCCACCGGTAATCAAAGCAGATCCGTTTGTTAAGGTTATATTATATGCCATTTTTAAAAAATCTCCAACTGTTTATTATTTATGAATTAAAATTTGCCGCCAAAAGCTTAGGTAAAGCTTCGAATTGATGTACTGTAAAGTTGTGTGTTAGCTACAAAATCTAAATTTCTTTGCCCTGCCCCTTGCACTTCTCTCCAATTATCATCAACTTTTATAAAAATTTTTTCTATATCTTTCCAGGCGCCGCTTATTTTGACAAATGCTTCGCTTACTTGACTCCACTCGCCGCCAGTTTTGATACCAAACAAGCCCGTTGGTTCAATCTGTATAAACACTCTACCATTTTGCCCATTGCCGCCTCCGCTGCTGCCGCCGGCAGCGAACCCGGCTTTATAGTAGGGTGTATTCACTCCAGTATTAGCTGAAAATATTGGAAAGTTACCACCGCATTGTCCTGCATAAGCAGTTCTATCTAAACCAACTATTGCACCTCCCTGACCACCTGGGTAACCGCCGCCTCCAGCACCGCCGCCGCCGCCATTTCCGGTTTTATTTTGACCGTTTTCGCCTCTGTAGTCAGTGGCTGCTGCTCCGGTGGCGTTGTTCTGTATAGATGCGTTGCTTATTTGTCCTTGACTTTGACCGCCATCGCCTGCACCGCCGCCGCCACCTCCCCCGGCTGCAACAATAGCCAGAGCACTATTGATCAAGATAGCTGATGCACCTCCGCCACCTCCGCCTGCACCACCGCTACCAATTGGCCCTGAATTTCCTCCTTGGCCGCCATTAAAACTTAAATTGTTGTTACCATTTATTTGTATTCTACTATTTCCAGCTCTGCCACCAGGCGAACTGCCATTGATAGACCCGCCTCCATTTCCTCCCTGTCCGACAACCACTTCAAGTATGTCGCCTCGATTAACAGAAAAAGTTGTGGTATTATATAAACCTGGCGATCCTACTCCACCCCAGGGACTGTCAGAATCAAATCCGCCACCTCCGCCTCCGCCACCCCAGAGGTGTGCAGTGATATTTGCTTTGAATGGCATTTCGATCACGAACCTACCAGTTGATGTAATTGTAAATTCGCGAGAAATTAATTTTGTTGGCATACTTTACGGAATATACTTGAACCAAATATCGCCATTGTTACCATCGCTCACAGTAGGATCAGATGTGCTTACAAACTTTCTGCTACCGTCCCAGAATGTGCTTCTGGTCATTACATATTCAGTGGTGGCTATCTGTGTTGTATTTGCACCAAAAGATGCGGTAGGTGCGACAGGAGTTCCAGTGAAAACAGGACTTACTAAATCAGACTTGGTTGCAACATTGTTTAAAATTGCTATGTTTAGATCTACCGTGTTGTTATCTATCTTGGTATTCAAGGCGGCAATGTTAATGTTGGCTGCATTTACTCTAAGATTAGCAGCGCCAACATTTGCCAACATTGCTGTTTCAACTGCAACTGTTTGATTTAATCTTGATGCCAAGTTGGAGTTAATAACATTTACATTAGAAATAATAGACGAATTAATTGTATTGTTTATTGTATCTACTCGAGATATGGTATCTCTAATAGCTATCTGAGCATTTGCAGCAGTAATGTTGGCTCGCAGTTGATCTTCTTCTGAAATCCTAGCTGCCAGATTTGAATTGATTGAATTAATATTTGCGTTAAAACTGCTTGTGGTATTTGCTAACACAGAAGCCAATTGACTATCAACATAAATTTTGGTTGTTAAACCAAAATTGTTTGTGGCATTAGATGCCACTTCAACTTGACCGTTAAGACCGTTAATGTGCAGCACTCTTGTGCTAACCCCAGATACATTAGCAAAAACACTTACATTACCAATATTAGAAGAGTTGGTAATTTGAATATTGCCGTTAGTGTCGTTTATACGGAAACCGCTAGAGCCAATTTCTAAATTTCCAGAAATATCAACATTACCTTGTATCACGCTACCAACTGGTATCCATGTGTTGTTGATTGAATAAATTTTTAAACTGGTATTACCTTTATCAAAATACAACTGACCAGTAATCGGGAAGGCCGGTTCGGTATTTGCACTAAAATTTTCTAATAATCTTACAAAATTCTCATTGGTTTGATCACCATAATTTTGTGCCAATCTGCCAATTAAGGTTAAGCTGGTGCTGGTGGTATCTTTAGTACCGTCTTGTACAGTTATAACAGTACCATCTGTTTTTGACACAAAATATGGCATTATATTATCCTATGCTACTTAAATTGGTTAACGTTTGTATTCTAATTGTGTAATCAATCTGTATCAATCGATTTAAACTTTTTTGTACCGGATGAAAAATAACATGCGTGAGTAATTTTCCTGTAGTTGTCAATCCTGACGTACCATCATTACTTCTGGCTTTTAGACCAAGTTCATCAAACGTGTAGGTATCTTCCAAGGTTGTGCTATTATCAAATGCACTTTGCCCTAGCGGTTCGCCGTAATCCAATAAACAACTGACCACAATATCGCTATACACACGGCCGGGAACATGTCTGACTTCCATTTTGTTTCTAGTAGGATCAGCATTTAAAGCACTGGTATTATCTACAATTTTGGCAAAAGTTGGATTGTAAAGATTACTGTTACCTGTGTTTGTGTTTGGTGGCAAATAGTTGATAATTCCAGTAGGATCTACACTTGTTCCGCCATTGCCAAAATGCATTTCAAAAATATAGCTTTGTCCTTTGTTGGCCAATGTGTAACCAATCGCTTCACTTATATTTTCATAATGAATGGCGTTACGTTTTTCGATAAAAATTTCACCTGATTCGGGGTCAAAAATCTTGATGTGACCCTGTACATTCAAGCCACCTATTTCGTCTGGCTTTGTATTATTGTCTTTATCTTGTTGTAAATTTTCCATTTTTGATTCCATATTACTATTTAGTGAGGTATTCATGGTATATAACTAGTCTGCTCTCTAATAAATTGTGCTGCCACAGTGGTGCTATTTTGTAATGTGACACCAAACTGTTCCCAAATGTTACTCTTTAAAGTTGTTACACCGTTTAGAACTACATTTCCATTCGACAACAAACTTCTCGGATACTGTAAATTATTGGTAAATGTAATATCTCCAATTGGTTGTAAAGTTAGGATGTTAGCAGTTGTGCTAACTACACCAATAGTTTTACTTGCTACGCTGATTCTTGTGTCGGCATTACCAAAGGTATTGCTTCCAAATCCGTCTAAACTTATAGACACAACATTTGCATTAGTTATGAAGTTAGTTGAATCAATAATTCTAGTAGCAACGTTAGTGGCCAGTTTCAACGTGGCAGTGTTACCAGATATGAATTCTACTGGAACTGTAAATGAAGAGCTTACATTTGAACGCACTCTAAACACAGTTTGAACATTAGGCGCAATTGTTATACTTACAATGTTTGCTGTTGTAAAATTAAATGTGTTTGCTTGCAAATTGGCAATATTGGCTCTAGTGCCTACATTGGCAGCTGTCTTAATTACATTCACATCACCGGTAATAAATTGAACTGGTATAACATTACTATTAAAACTGCTTCTTGTAACACGCAAGTTGGCATTACCAACATTTACAACGCTCGGTGAGAATGCTTTTTGATAGATACTGACAATGTTGGCCGAAGTATTACTAAACACCGATCCACCAAAACTGTACAAGTTAGCAATATTGACTCTGGTGCCAATATTGGTAGCAAATTTTAGATTTTCTACATTGCCTGTGACAAATTGTACATTAACAAAATTTGAAACTACATTTGCATCAATAACTTGAAGATTTGATACATTACCTACAAATTGAGTAATGTAGTCCCCGATGTTTGCACTGATAGTCTTATCCAATTGTAATCTGTATGTATTACCTTGGAACTGAGTTATGTAATCGCCCACATTAGATGTAATAGGACTTGAAAACTCCACTAGGTAAGTATCTGGATCATAGAACTGTGTTATTATATCGTTCTTGGCAGCACTAATTGCATTACTCAAAGTCAAAGTATAATCAAGATTTGCAGTTGCCCATAGTCCCGGGGATACAATATCAACAGCTACAACATCATCTTCTATTATATCTTTTTCAACTCTGGTGATGTATAGACCTGTCAGTTTGTTATTGACATACACAGGATCAACCAAAGAACTGATAAATTTACTGTTTGGTGTCACAATCAACGTGGTAGAGTTATTGACAGTTTCAACAATTGTAGCTGTGGCATTTGAAGTGCCAAATTGAGTAATTACATTCCCTTCAAGCTGACTGGTATTTCCTGACAAGAACAATCTGTAACCTTTTACATTTCCGCCTACTATTCTTGCATTACCTGTATTCCCTGCAAATTGTGTAATGTAATCACCTATGCTTGCTGTGATTGGGCCGGAGAGCACTGCTCTGTAAGTGGCGTTTGATGTAACATGTAGATTACCGGTGATAGTTTGTGCGCCGGTTATTTGAGCCGCTGGTATAGTTTGAATCACACTACCGTCGGATACTAAATTTCCACTAGCAACATTTGCACTTATGCCAGTACCATCTACACCTCTGCGTAATTGACGCAAAGAATTATTTTTTACTAATTGTATATTTGCCGAATTAATATATGACTCGGAATTTGCATATACGTTGCCTAGTGTTAAGAATGTATTACTGTTGATCACAATCAAAGAATTTTTTGCAATTTCAGTGTTTGCTGTCCAGGCCACTGCTGTGCTCAGTTTGACTGCATCGTATCTTTGGTAATAATGAATTTTTTCACCATTGATATAGATTACTCCAGGAATACCAGCTGGTACATTTGGCTCAGGTAACTTGGTCACATCACTTACTAAAATTTCTTGATCCGAATAAAGCAAATTGTTAGCGAGTGTTGTGGTAGCATTGGCACTAATTCTACTGTAGGTTATATTGGCGCTCATTGGTTGGAACACTCTGTAACCGTAAGTGGCTGTGTTACCAGCGGTGTTACTAAACACACGCATTTCCATGGCGTCATACATTCTACCAGGCACAAGTTCTTCCGGAGCATGACTTGAATAAATGTCAAAATAGGCTCCGCCTACTATATTGATATCTTCGGGTCTTGTTCCTAATTCAGTATCTAAATATGTGCTGTAAATATTTGAATCAACGATGTAATCTTGATCAAGATAAGCAATAGTTACTTCAACATTTCCGCCTGATGCAATTGGTGTAAATGTTTTATCAAAACTAGATATTGACGTTACATTTGCGTTTAAAGGTGTGCCGTTTTTACTGATTTGTAAATTGGCATATATATTACCACTTGGAACAGTTAAAAATCCAGGTGTAATATAAATGATATCAACTTGATTAGAATTGGTTACAGACTGTAACACCCAGGCATTTCCACTAGAATTGGCCTGAGTAAGATAATCACCAACATTGGCATTGATGTTTTGACTCAATGTGACTTTGAATGTTGTTTCAACAGGCTGACCTGTCAAAATCATGGTGTCTCTATCAACTCCCACGATTCTAAAATATCCATTATTTTGGAAGTCAAAAGGAACGTTGGCTTCAATTCTAATGGTTTTGTCTAGATCAAATCCCAAATCTAAAAAGTCAAACTGTGCTGTATTTCCACTGTTAATTGTTAAACCATCATAATTGAAAGAAATGATATTGCTTGAAACTTCAAAAGCATTGGCTCTAAACGTAGGTCCAGTTACCTTTGATGCTGGGTATTTTGTACCCGACAGTAACTCGTCAATATTTTTTCCAGGCATTCCTACGGTAGGTTCATAGTATGCTGTTATTCTATCTAGTGCGTTGAGTAAAACATTTCCATCTTGAATTATAGAAAATCTTGTAAAGTCAAATTGTGAAACAATTTCTACGTTTGCCTGCACAGAAGCAGCAGCAAAACTACTTGCATAAACATTGCCCGATGTTGAATAAACATTGTTACTAAATGAAATGTAACTGTTTATAGGATACAAAGTATTGACCAACCAAGGTGTTGCATTTGCATTCTGTGGAAGATAAACTTCATTTTCATGTACAACTAAATTTCCAGATACAATATACAAATTACCTGAATCTAAAGTGTCGCTGGATATTACAATGTTTGAATAAGAAGTATTTGGTGTCCAAGTTACCAGGTTACTGCTATAAGTGGTTCGATCAAATTTTAAAGTGGTGAAAATATTTTTGACCAAATTATAACTTAGATTGCTTTGTAATGAATAATATTGATTTTTTAAAATTGGGTATGCTTGACCACCTATACCATCGCCGTTGATTGTGACGTCAGGCGCAGACGTATATCCCACGCCAGGATTGATGATTGTGATACCCGATATGGACCCGTTTGAATACAAAGTACTAATCGCAGATGCACCTGATCCGCCGCCACCTGTTATTTCAACATTTGGAGGGAATGTATAATCTAAACCAATATTTCCAAGTATAAAATCTACAATTTGAAATTTGTAATTATTCGCCCAGTCAGAATAGATTGGTTGCTCAAATAATTCATTGTCAAATTGATTACTTAAACTGGGGCTTCTAAATTGATCAAAGCGAGCATCATATGCACTTGGCAGATCAAAATCAGTTATATTGCTATCTAAATTATCTTGTTTAAAATAATTAGGAATATATTCTTTTATTTGAGTCCTATACGGTTTTACCTCGTTGATATAATCCTGATAAAAGACCTGGTTGTCTCTTGTGAAGTTTGGAAATTGCTCTAAAGCTCTGAGACCATGCACGACGTCAATCAAACTTGTTTTTATTACCCAGTCTGGACTCTTTTGTTCGGTAAAAATGTAGTTCAACATTGCAAAGAACAAATTGTTGAATTCAACACTGAGTTCATCCACTAGAATCTGCTGAACCATTCCGTCATAAATCAATCTAAATTCTTCAGTAGGAATAGGATCATAGCCTGATACATCATAGGTTGTAGTATCATATCCTCCGCCAAGTGATGGATCGTATAATGCTCTGTTTAATTGCAATGTGCCATTTTGTGCGCCAATCAAAGTCAAGCTCAAGTCATCCTGTGTCTCATACAATATCCAAGTTCCGTTACCGCCATCTAGGATTTTGATATAATCGCCTGCAATTGGGCTTATGGTCTGTATCTCTGCATAGGTATTCAGAGTATAGGCTATTGTGGTACCAGGTTGATAAACAGTATCGTACCAGTCAATCGCAGTCCAATATAGTGTTGATTTGTAGCTTTGTATTCTTATAAGATCAAATTCCCCAGTGCTACTATTGTACGAATAAATTGTCCATTTTCCGTTATGATTGGTATCGGAAGGAACTAATATTTTGTAACCGTTTGGCAGTGTGGTTGTATCAATATAATTTAAATTATCAACACTGTCTGTTTGTTCATCAAATCCCGACACTGGCAAGGGTTCTTCTGACTTTAATGAAGTAGGAGTGCTTAATAATAAAATAGGATATTCTACTAGAATCAAATTGAGTGTTTCTACATAGGTGGTAATAGCTGTGTTTCTACGAATCACCATAGATTGTCTAGGTAGAAGACTGACACCCGGCTTGTCTTGAGCACTCAACGCCGGATCTGGAACAATGGCTCCTAGTTCATCGAACCCGGCCAAACTGTCTTTCAGTTTGTTAATTATTTTTGTTGGCAAATTGGTAAGCGAAGCTCCTTGCTGTACAAGCTGCCATTCAGTGTGTATTAGATTTGTATTTCTTATTTGAGCAAGATCAAAATGAATAGCAACGCTCTCACCTGACAGTTTATCTGCTATGTTGTATAGACCAACTGCATTAGGAGCTAACAGGGCTAGATAAGGTATATTTTGATCTTTGGGACTGGTAATATAATTCTGCAGAGCAAGCGCACTGATAGTTCGTTTGGTTTTAAGAACATCAACGTTGGATTTGCCTACCACCCAGTAGTAATACTTTTGAGTTACAATTCCGGTCACCGGATCAATAAAAGTTACGGATGAATATGCAGAATTGTCGGCATATCTAGGAGCACCATCACCTACTGAATCAATGTACTGACTTGGTAAAAAGTCGCTTTCTACCCATTCGTAAATTCTTACTAGACTGCCCGGAAATAGAGAGCCCCAGTTTTTAATTCTGTAAGTTATTTCGTCTTGTTCATAATCAATAAAACTAACTGTGCTCAAATCCCACCAGATTCTACCAACCTGTTTGTCTGACCAATAAAAATTTGTGTTGTTTATTGTGTCAGATCTATCGGATTGATTGTAACTAGCAGGATCATATTCTTCTTTATAATCCAATTCTTGATCCACTACGCCTAATAGTTTTCCTTTGGCTGGGTCAAGATAATCAAAAAAATCTAAAATTTGTTGTGAATTTACATTGTATAAAAAACTACTTAAAACAGCGTTGGTATCAACTCTTGGCTGACGGAATCTTGTCAAGGCCCATCCGCTTTGTTCATCTTCATTGTAAAAATAAAAAAGTTCTCCATTTTCACTTGATATAGTTCTTGCATTTGATAATCCGGCTATTAAATATTTTCCGTTCAAAACCACACTTGATCCAAAATTCACATTGTCATCTAGTGCTGGTCCAAAAAGTTTTTGACTGTAGGCAAACAGTGAAGGATTGTCTATGTCTTCATTGGGGTTTTCTAATAAATCATAAACATACACGGCTCCGCTGTCTTTAAGAACATCTACAAAGTTTGTTGTATTTCCATCAAAGGTTGTAATTAGTGGCAAACCTTGATCAAAATTTATAGGCAAGTCGTAATCTCCGCCCTCACTTCCAATAACTAAAACTCCGGTAGCTTGATCAACTGCTATGCTGGTTCCGTAAAATTGTTGTTCAGTTTCTGGATGTTTGAACACTTGTACAAATTTATAATCTTCTAGACCAAGATCCGCTAATGGAGTGCCTTGATTTCCATTCAATATGTTTAACCGATTTCCTACAACAGTAACATCACTGGTGATTCTCAGCTTTCCGCTTTCATTACTAGCAGTTACTCCTGGAATAAGTGCTTGGTTGATATCTGCAATCACATTCGCCAACTGTGATCCTGAAAATTGTACCAATCTGTCATTGATAATAATACTTTGCCCAGGAGTCACTGTTGGATTGGTTTTAGTGGACAAAATAGTTCCATAGATTCGGCCCACGTTTAAAAATCTAGTGACCAGACCTTGAGAATATTCAGTATCAATATATTTTGAACTTACAACATAAATGTTGCACCCAGTGTTACACATGGCCAAGCCACTACCAAAATTGTCATTCAGTGAGCCTGTCAGGTTTGAATATAATACCTGATCATAAACAAATTGATTGGTTTCAACAAATAATTTTCTACGTGGTTCTAGTAACGAGGACCCAGGATCTCCAAAAGTAATCTGAGATGGATTGATACTAGTTATTGTGTAATCTGCATCAACACCTTCTGGTTTGTTTGTAAAATCGTACTGCAAAACTCCATCTAAATAAACTCTGTAAAAATTACCAAAAGGATCAGGTAGTGTAAATGTGTTCGAAGAGCCAGTGGTAGTTAATTCAGTTTTTGTTCTATGATAAACAAATACAGCTCCTGCACCGCTCACATCATTGACAGTTGTGTTACTGGCACCAACTGCAATTACCGATCCATCTGAATTACAAACTACAGCTGATCCAAATTCACTGTTAATAGCAACTTCAGAAGACTTGGGTAAAGTTTCTAAAAATATATATTTTTCTGCTGGTTTGACCACTGACATGATAAGGAAACTGGCTGGTGGAGTTGCAAATACCAAGTTTGTTACTGCGCCCACGGCAGTAACAGTAATTGTAATATCATGAACTCCTGTCAAACCACCAACAGTGGCACCATCAATTGTTAGAACATCTCCTATCAAATAATCAACACCTGCATTTTCTAAAACCAATGTGTAATTTATTGATGCAGAACTATAAGAAACTCTGAACTTGGCTCCGGTACCAGTGCCACCTGTCGCCGTTCTGTTATAATAAAATACTTCCGTACCTGCAGTGGGTCTTGATCCAGTTTGAGTATAACCAGTTATTCCAACCAAAACTTTTGTGATGTTTATGGTCAGACCGTTAGTCACAGAAGACCCGCCTAGCTCTTCACCAAGAATACTAATGGTATCATTTAACAAGTATCCTTTTCCAGGATTGTTTAGAGTTACTGTATATACGCCGCCTGATCTAGCTACATCAAAGGTTGCACCAGTGCCACTGCCCCCGTCGGCCGGAACATTGGTATAATTTGCAGTCCCTGATGCTGCGGTTCCTGAAAATGTAAATGTTTCAATTGAAGATTTGATGGTGTTATCAAGATTGTAATCAATGTAGGGAAGAAACTGTGATGCAATAATAGATGCTGATACAATAACATCAGTTGCATTATCAATCAAGGCAGTCAAACTCAAGGTTGTAATAGAACCATTGTCTGGTTGTATTAGTTCTTGTACTGCCGACTGTCTTTCGTAATCAATTGCATAACAATAAACTTTATTGGCACCTGGTGCTCCAACATATAGGTACTGAGCATCATCGCTTAAAGCCAACGAGTGACCAAACATGTCGCCTGAGACACCCGACTCGGCAGTTAATATACACTGTAGTAGTCTGTCTTTAAAAACATACACCACACCAGTGTCGTTGGCTGCTGTTGGATCACTACCTATTAAGTAGCTATTGACGTTATTCTTTGTTCCAGTTGCAATAACCTTGCCAAACTGATTGATCTGAGAATAAATGTGATTACTAAACAATGAAGCTTTAAAAGCGAATTCATCTTGAGAATCTCTTGAATAAACACCTATTCTTCCTGATCCAGAATCAGGAGCTGATGCATAAAGATATGTTGATGTAAAATCCAGTGCAATTGCACTACCAAAATGATCAAAACCTGAATATTGATCTAGCTGTATGGTTTCTCTGTAGATCCAAGGATCAGTTTTGGTATATACTCCCCAGTTGTCTTTGTCATCAATAGTCTCAACCCACACCTTGTCATTTCTTATCAGCCCTGAATTAGGTGCATAATTTACAATATCCAATGGAGTAGCAAACTTACTGCTTGTTAATTTGTATAGCAAACCTTGCCCAAGAACGGCTTGACTCTCAATTAATTCTTGTAAGTTGCTATATATAGTAGCTAAAAATCTTGTGTCATCCACGATAGATTGAACAAGATACATACCATTGTATCTAGGATCAAAATTTTTCAAAGCAACTATATCATTTTCTTGGAGCCCATGAGGTGCGTTGGATACAAATTCTGCTTGTGAATTAAGATGGTAACGTAGAATAAAAATCAAACCAGGAACTGGGGTGGCTCTATAAACATTCCATTCATCGTTTAGATCTCTAGCAGTCCAAATAGTGTAACCTATTCCAATTTCGTTGGCAATTTCTCTGTAGCTTTCATAATTTTTGATATCAAACACTGTATTATTGATATCATCTAAATGTACAAAGCCGGCCACTGGCAATGGTTTAAATTCTACTGGTTCGTTATAATCAACTGTTTTTAGGAAATCAACTTGAAATGCGCCACTTTGCCTATATACAGACTGCTGCGTAAATGTTTTGATATCTACGTCAGTGTTTGATTCAACTTCAGCAAGTTGAAAAACTGACGGATTATTTCTAAAAAATTGCTCAGGTAAAACAAATTCAAGAAAATTATTTGTTTCTAAAGCACCGTATTCACCTACGCGAATTGCCCAATTTTCATAAACAGTCAGCGGTTGGGTGCCTAAATTATTGAATTGCGAACCTTGCAATGCATCAATTGCGTTAAGAGTTCCGCCTTGTTTTATCAATCCTTGATAAAATTTTGATTGGGTTGTTACATCAATTCCTAGATTTGTAAAATATTCTCTAGGTCTGAAACCTATTAACCCATTACTGAACAACTGTATTTCTTCGTTGATTGGTTGATCATTGATGTCATAGTATTTCAATGATTGCGAAGCGTTAGTGGCAAAATTGTTTATCAATCCCGAGCGTAATTCGTTATTATCTATTTTTTGCCAAAAAGCAATCTGGAAAGTGTCAGCAGCAATAATGTTTTGTAATGCAGTGTATAGTGAAGATTTATAACTTACCAAGGAGCCTTTGAGATAATCACTACCAGCAAGCCATTCTGGAACTGTTTCGTTGCTGTAAATGTATCCTGGTAGTTCCAAACTGCCATTCCATAATCCTGTTTTATTGCCAACAAGTTTTAATCTTGATTGTCTGCTTCCAGTTTCAGGCACATAAATTACATCATTGAAAACTGTTGTATTGTCTAATAAAAGTAAATGTTCGTATTGGACAAAATCAAACGTGGCGAATCCGATAGTTTCATTACTAATGCACTTGATAGTGAACAGTCCATTATCTCTTGTTACAGTGAAACTGTTTTTTCTAATGGCCTTAGAGTTAATATCTAAAATTCTACTACCATATGCAGAACCGGTTACTTCATCAATAATTGCAGTTGGATTAAAAATTGTTATGTAGTCGCTGACAGGGCTTAGAACCAACACATTGCCAGTTTTCCAACCTTGATTGGTCCAATGTAAAAATTCCTTGGAACTCAATGCCCAATCTTTCTTTTCTTTTAGTAAATTATCTCTTTCGTCAAACACAAACCCTTGAAGTGTAAGATAACGCTGATAACCTATTAAAAAATCAACTACCTGTTGTTTTTTACTAAATTCAAATCCATACGGTATGGCCAATCTTTGATTCTTGAAATCCTGATATACCACAGCAGTTGAATCACCAACTTGAATATTATACGAATTATTGTTTGCAAGACTTGGCACAATTACAAAGTAGGGATTTCCTATATCATATCCACTGACAGTGTAGCCATTTTCTGTTTTTTCAATTACCACAGCTGAATATGACAATTTGTCTAATGGAGCTCCTTTATATAATTCAATGCTGTAGTTTTCGTCAGGAATAACAACACTGGCATTAATACTGCTGGGGCTAAATTGTTCAGCCAGTAGATTTATAATACTTTTGTCAGAAAATCCTGCCATTTTATAACTTAGTTGAATGTTCAATAGTTCTAAGTTATCTTTGACATATGTACTGGCATCATTGATACCAAGATTTTTTGCATAATCAACAATCCAGTTGATATATCCGGCAGCTCTGTCAATGGTGTTGTCTGCATTAATATATCCGTTGATCTTTATAATGCTGGGCGTTATGTGTCCGTTGTTTTCTACTAAAAATTGAGAAGTGGCCAGATTTCTCTTGTAATTTTCAATATCTAAAAGCAGTCCAAAATATCTAGCAGGCTTGGCAATTGCAAGTGCAAAATGCAAAGCAAAAGGAAATTCTGAACTTCTACGCCAAGCCAATTCAGTGGGGCCTATGTCTCCTACTGCAAAACTCAAATTTGCAGATAGGCTGTCGTAATCTGTGGCCAAAAATTCTGTAGGACTACGTAGATTTCCATTGTCATCAACTGGAATAATAGAAGTTAAACTGGGTCTGCTGTATCTTAGATCTAAACCAGCTCTTGGACCCGCATGAATGTAACCTGCTTCTAGATCACTCCATAACACAAAGTTTCCGCCGGTGTAGGGTGCCGGACCATATCTGTCGTTCCAGTAGTCTGGTTTTTCACTGAAACCCAGCATTTCCCAAGGATGTGTATGCGGCCGGTCAGTGTCAAAGAAATAACGGTATATACTACGCCAGGTGCCTGGAAAATTTTCCCCATTCACTATATCTCGGAATTTTTTTAAGTTCCAAGTAAATGGATCACTGGCAGAGAATGTATTGTTTGTAGTGTAATTGACACGATTGGTACCTGCCCATCTCAGAAAATCCTGACTGAGCAATTGATTTATTTCCTGCAAATTGTAATCTAGAACTCTGAATTTACCAGGAATATAATCGTTAATATTAAACAAATTTACATCATATTCTACTTTAATATTATTATAAATTCTTTTTTCTAACTCTAGCAGTAGATTGTCTCTAAAATCCCCAAATGCCACAGTAAGACTTCCGTCGTGCCCTTGTATGACAGGCACAGGAGTTCTATAGGTGTTGTCAGTATAAATTTCTGGTATATACTTGGGATACATTCCCAACTTGGTAGGAGTTTCAGGAATATAACTTCCGTCTGTACTACTGTATTCTACTATTGAGATTATATCATCTATCAATAATGTAAAAGATTCTACAATATTAATTGCTGCACGAGTTTGATCAAATGTATAATCTCTTCCTTTGATCAATAGCTCAGTAGTGGTAATGTTATCAAGTGTTCGTGTGAGATAAACCAAAACTGCTTTGTTACTGATCACAGTGTCTTGGAAAATATTAGTTATTTCATAGGTTCTAATTTCTGGATCAAAAACCGTGTAGCTTGGCAACGTGACTTTGTTACTTTCTCCGTAAGGCACCATGTCACTGAACTGCCAAGGGAAATTGCTATTTTTTACACTGTTTATTCTTTGTAAAATTGTATCAACAGCGGCGGCAGTGTTCTGTCTATCTAGCTCCAGATTGGCTGCGTATTCTAGAAATTTTTGTTTGAATTTTGAATATTCTCTTGATGCCAATCTCAAACTATCAACAAAACTCATGGTTGGATGATTCAAGAACAAACCGGGATATACTACTGGGGCACTGTGCTGTAGGATTGCACCGCCACGATTGGTGTAGAAAATATCTCTTAAATTGCTCTTACCTGGTACTGTTCCTACTATGTCAAGACTATTGTTTTTAAATGCAATCAAATGATTACGCATTTGTCCAAGAGTAAGCTCTGTGGTGTTGATGTTTAAAGAATTGTTATCTAAGTTTAGTGGAACTTCGTAAAAGGCATCTCTTGATGTTTCTTGTGAGTTAAAAATGCTAACAAAAACTGCATCATTAACTTGTAAAAGACTAGGATTTATTAAAATTGCCAATCTTTCATTTATTTGAGTAATGGCAAAGTTTCCATTTTCTACTCTAACATTATTAATAGTTACTTTGATATTGGGACTATCTAGTGTTACATCAGGCAAAATATCAATAGGGAACAGATTGGTAGTTCCATCATAGATAAAATTGAAAATCTGATATTGTTGGCTGAAATTTAAATTTATTTGCCAAATGTTAATTCTACTACTGGTCGTTCTTGTAATATTTTTTTGCAATAAACCAGAATTGATAGTTCCGGTCAATTCAAGTCCGGCCGACGACCTATAGGTAAAAGCGTCTATATCAAAGTTATTTTCAAAAATTATATCGCCTTGAGTTGCCAAGTTTCTATAACTGATAGGAAACCCTAAAACAGTATCATTGGTACCAGTGCCTACCTTGTATGAAAATAATTTTGTGCCTTGAAAATTTGACTGGGGATAAACACTGTTGTCACCTAAACTGACACCATTGTTGTCAATGATAAGAAATTTTGGTGGTTGATTTATCGAAGTCTTTTGTTGTGAATCAACCCAATTTACACCATTGAAGTGCCATTGCTTGGCTCCGTTACTGCCATAATTGACTGGCACTGTGTGGCCATCTTCTATAGTAGAATCTTCAGCTTCTTCAAAATAGGCTTTATAAACATTAGCAGGATTGGTAGAAAATAATTCAATACTGAAATTGTAGATTTTATTTCTAACATTTAAATCTTCATCTGCGGTAAAAACGATTCTATCACCGTCAGCAAAAGTCACAGTTTCTGTATCTTGAGCCTGGCCGGTACCTGCTACACCTTGTATAGCAATAAATTCTGTGTTCAATCCAAACCCGCTAGGAGCTCCTGCAGCAGCCCAATTTGTATTTCCTAGCGAAGTGATTCTATACGTTCTTCCTGGTCTCAAAAATTCAGAATTTACTGTAATACTAAATGTGGCCTGGGTAGGGGCAGTGGGAGGCGAATAATTAATTATTACGCCTTGAATCTGTTGGTAAGCATTTGTGACTACATCATCTAAAACATCAATGGCAGCTTTTGCTTGTGTGCCATAGTTAAACAATTGTAGATTAGAATTGAATTCTATGATTGGCCGTTGTGCTCTAAGATTCTGATCAATTAATAATTGAGTATTGTTATACTCTGCTGTTTTTTCTAAAATATTTACATGAAACCATCTGTTACTTCTTGACCATGCATTATTGTCAATAGAGCTTCTATTAATGGTAATATAGTCAGGATTGGATAAATCGTTATCCAACTCTGTAGAAAATAATGTGCTTGCTTCGACGAGTTTGATAGAAGTACCAACACCTTCTACATAATAGGTATTGTTTGTATAAGGAGCCACAGCAGTTGAATCAAAAGTTACCTTGAGTCCATTTGTAAATGTGACACCATTGGGACTTACATAATTTTTTTGTCCTACAATTTCCGTGGCAGGATCAATAGTAAATGCATTATAATCAATTAATCTAATAACCCCAACAGCATTGTCAGATTGATCACTCTGATAATACAAAAAATCCAAAGCTGCTGTCAATGACGGTACCTGATTAAAAATATTTGATCTTTTATAAAATTCTCTACCAGTGTTTTCTAGACCAGATACAATTCGCACCTTGTTCTCATTAGGCACATTAAATTTTGTTGCTAGATACAAACGCATATTGCCTTGTACATCAAGATATACACTTGTCTGATAAATGCTGGTTCTTTGCTCAAGAGGTATCACAACATCTTGATCAAGATAGATTACGTCATCAAGCACTCTTGCAGTATTGTGCCAGTATTGTTCATCGATGTATTCATTGTTAACAAATACAATTGACAAGTTGTCAAACGATGTTGAAGGACCATCAAACCCTCCTAGATTTTCTAGATCACTAATCAAACACCCTTGTAAATCTTGATAACTCAAACTGGTTGCATAGTTAACTTGATCCACTATTGGCATCAATGTCCATTCAATTTGAGCAGTAGCAGACGGTACATCAAAAGTCACTGCCCCTGCATCCTGCCCGTTGTTTGAAACTCCCAACACGGTTCTAGTTTCTAAATTGTTTAAGTTTGGATCAAATCCAGACACTCCTGGTTTAGACTGGATGAAAAATTTATTTTCAGGTTCATTGATGTTGAACGTATAGGAGCCACCGCGAGCCAAAGTTATCAATGGATTGGTAATGGCATCAAAGCCACTTACTGAATATGATCTTTTTGTAGCGTCGTAGGTAACATCAAAGGTGGCTTCAGTTGGCACATCGGCAGCACTGATTATAATTTCATCTGGACCATTTTCTAACCAATAGTATTGGACAAAATTAACAAATTTGTCTAAATCAATTTGAGGATCATAAGAATAGTATTCGTTGTCAAACAGGCGATTGTGATTGTTATCAAATCCGCCGTAATAACTAATTTTGTTAGTGATGTCTGCGTATGTAGTTGCAAACTCTAACTTGTTAGAAACTGGGTTTTTAATAACTATAGTGGGTTCGACTTGATAGTTTTGTCTATCTTGAGTGGGCTCAGTGATGTAACTGTCGGAAACTTTGAATGAAGGTGCTAATTTTCTTCCAATATAGCCAGAAACTTTGACTAGGTTTGGCTCACTTAAAAGTTGATCCGTGGTAGCATTGAGAAACTTTTTGTTAGTTTCTGTCCTAAAAACTTCTGGTAAAAATTGTAAAGTTTTAAAAACCGCCATTATTATTCCTACGTTACATTAATGTTTAATTGTGATGCTGTTATCGCTGAAATGACTTGTACACTATCTACTGTGGCTGCGCTTACCAAAATTTCATCTGGGTCTGCGTTAATTTGATATAAATTTCCAAATTGCGAACTTGTATCAGCAGGAACAATTACAATGCTGCTTACATTGGGAACCAACGATGTGTGTAGATATGCACTCAACTCACTGAAATAAAAAGTTTCGCCAAAATCCCAATTGTTGATATTAAAATAATCATTTATTGCTGCAATTACCTGACTTTTAATTTCATTGTCGCTAATAATAATGTTTGGGTTTTTAATTACTTTGAAAGTTGCTCGCAAACTTGCTTGTGCTTTGTTACCAAATAAAGGTTTAAAAACCGCAGGATTATAAATTATACTGTCGCTAACAGTTTTGTAAGCTTCAATTGAACTGAACTCAGTTTTGAGTTCGGCAGCCGATGGCGGTGTTGGTTCTGTAATTTTTCCGCTGGTATCATTGATATATGCAAAATAATCATCAGAATAACTTTTTGTAAGAATATAAAAATCAATCAAGTTGTTGGGACTTGGATCAATTCTTCTTGTGTTAGGTGCATTGTGTCTATATTGAAATTGTAAATTTTGTCTGCCAACAAAAGCTATATAGGAATCTGATTGAGTCAATGATGTACCATCAGATACATAAAATAATTGCTCTTCAAATGCATAAAAAATTGTTCCTGATGCATACAAAGAAATAAAATTTAAGATTTCATTTTCTGTGTCATACTCACTGACAACATCGCTTTGATCCAATGGATCGTACTGCAAGAAATCATATTGATTCCTATTTTGTACAAAATACACTAATTTGTTACGTGCATTTACTGCGGGATCGATCAGCGTAACGAAAAGATCTGGATTATCCGGTACTTCATCCAAATTGTCATCGGGAAAGGTAACTCTTATTTTTCTATTGTCTTCTGTTCCATTTGGTCCAAATGCTCTTTCCCAAATGCGATAAGTTTGACTGTAATACAAAGCATCGCTAGAATCTGGCAAAGTGTTGGTACGCAATACTTTGATACTATCAACAAGAGTTGTAGCTGTTCTACTGTCATAAACTCTTATATCTGGATCAAAGTAAAATCTTGTTTCTCTTTCACTTTCAAAATAATAATCTATACCGCGACTGACTGCGGTATATTGCCCGTTTAAATATGAAAGATTTAAAAACCAACTGTTGTCTAATGCTGTTCCTGCTGTACTACCAGCATTGGTCAAACTGAAATCTCCTGTGCCTAAATTCTGACTTTCAATAATTTTCCATGACATTGATGGTACATCATAACGTAGGCCAAAGGTTTTAAAACTTAATATTTGCGCCACGATATCTGCTATTAAAGATTCTGACCAGTCGTTGGCAAACACAGGAACAATCTGACTTATAATAGCCCCAGTGGGAACCACCACACTCAATGTGGCTGTTTCTGCAGGACCTGGTGTGTCATAATTTATAATGCTGGCCCATAATTCAGTTCGTTGATATTCCGTGGTAGGAGTTCCGGTCTGTATTTGATTTTGAGCATCAAAGTACTTGCCAGTGGGCGGCACAAACTTTATTAGACTGCCTTGCACAAGAAATGTATAGGAAGGACTAGAGAATGTTCCCAAACTGCGCCCACTGGCCACTTGTGTTTGTGTCCAACTTGGCATAATTGCAACTGTTCCGGTGCCAGTGCCCGCTGCTGTTGCCTGGAACAATGTTCCTACCGCATTGCTAGTTGCACCCACTGTTGTAAAAAGACTGGTTCCAGTTGATACAATTTTATAACTGTTTCCTGCTACCATGCTGGTGGCATTTATAGTAGCTCCAATCGGACTGGATCTAGTGGCAGTATCATAATAAAGGTGACTACTGGTTTGGCTGCTGATAAGAGGCTTTAAAACATTTCTAACAATTGCATTGACTTCAATACTGCTGGTAAATTGAAAATATTCTGTTTCTGCATATGACGTGTCTTTGTAAATTATGCCATCCTCTGCAAAAATATTTGTGCTTGAATATTTTCCTGTAGTGTCAATCACATCAAGATATCTACTTGTTCCAGAACTTGTTCTGTTAACAGCTTTGAGCTTTAGGATATTGCTGAATGTAGTGAATGGTAATATATTATAATCCTCTCCAGTTACCATACGATTCTGCGTATAATACTGCTGAGGAGCGTTTGTTCTAATGCTGTCTAGAGATTCTCTTGATATTGCGTTAGATACTGTATATTGTAAGCTGACTCTGACAGTCAAAGTTTCTGCTCTACCAGTTCGGCCTCTGTAAGGAATAGTGATAGTAACTCCAGACATTTCATCAGGAGTAATCTTGTATGTTAAGTTATTTCCAGTTCTATAATAAACTCTAAAATTACCCACTGGCGAATTGGTAAAACTTCCGTCGCCAAAAACTAAATCAATTTGATCATTTGCTCTTGATGCAACACTATAAAGATTTCTCTCGGCAGTGTTGTTGTAAATTACGTTGGTTCCATTGACCGCTGGAACCTGTGTCCAAATTGTGTCCAAGAATCCGTTAGAGGCAAGACTATACAACCACACATCTGTGTTGTTGATGTTGTCAAAGTTGATATTGACGATTCTATTTGGTAAATTTTCTGTAATAACAAAATCAAGATTGTTCAAGCTTCCTTGTTTAAAAAAGAAAAAGAAACCTGTGTTATTGCTGGCATTTCCTTGATTATCATTTTTATATAAAATATTAAAATTGCCACCAGGAATAGGTGCAGCTTCGTAGATATACTCTTGATTTACACTGGTTGCGCTTACAATTTCAAATGGATAATTTACACCAGATACAGCTGCCGTGAATGGATATGTTGGTATTAAACCAGACAGTGTAGATACAGTATATTCATCAACTTTGACATTATTCAAAGTTTTTGATGATGCTGGCTTGCCTATCGCTTGCGATGGCACCAAGGCCAAGTTGAGAATTGTTGTGAATTGTTCTAACCAATTTTCATTTGCACTATCGTTCCAATTTACAATTGTGTTGCTTAGATTAATACCAGTGGTATCAAATATTGTTTCTGTTGTGCTTACGCTATCAAATTTTAAAAATCCTGATGCTGGAATGCTGCGTTTTGGGTTATAACTTACCAATCTTGCCAGTTTTAAAATGCTGTCTCTACGTTCTGCAGTATCAATAAAATTTTCTCTAGCATTGAGATCGGTTCTAAATGCCAAACTTTGCCCTAAAAAAGCAATTAAATCAATCAGGGCGATATATTCGGAACTGTCAGTGAAATCGTTGAAATCTTCTGGGTAGTAAGTACGCAAGTACTCAATCATGGATTTTCGCAAAGTTTCGTAGTCAAAACTTTGGAAGTCTGCTTCTCTGAAAGTTTGATAAATTTTAGTCCAATCTTGTTGAACTAATAAACTTGTTTGCCTTGTAGTAATTGCCATTATTGATACCTATTGTTTAATATTTATCTGGAAATTTATATGGTACTTTTATGTGGCTGCTAAACTGTTACTATCGCGATCAAACTGTATTGCTAGTACATCACTGAGATTGTCGGGTAGAAAAGTAAGTTCAATTTGAATTTGTAAGCCGTATTCAAATTGATCAACCAGCACATTGTCCACTCTCAATCTAGGATCATAGCTGACCACACGCTGAATATCAGCAACTACAAGTGCTTTGACATCTGCTGTTAAAGGTTCAAATAACACGTTCCAAATTATGCTGCCAAAATTTGGATTCATAAGTTTTTCACCTTTTCTGATAGAAAAAGTATTGAGTAAATCACGTTTTATCAATTCCAAATCAGTCAATCTGAATTTTTTGTATTGATTTATAGTGCTAAAACCACGGTATCTATTAATGGCCATATCTGTATTTATTTGGATTTATTGCTGATTAAAATGCAAGAATCATACTATTAATTCCCACAGTGGTAAAAGTGTGAGTTGTTAAATTGTTTGACTGAGTAATAGTTCCGCTGCTACTACGAGGTGAGCCAGGATATCTTATAATTACAACTCCTTGCGTGCCTGCGCTAGCAACTGCTCCAGCATTTCCAAAGCTGCCTCTCAAACTATTTGCATTATCTCCAGGAGTGGTTGCACTTCCAGCAGTTAATAAAAAGCTCAAAAGTGATGCGGTTCTGCCAAATCCAGACCCGCCGCCTCCACCAGCCATTGTATTTCGTTCTGAATATCCGCCACCGGCACCGCCCCAATAACCGCCACCGCCACCACCTCCATAACTGTTTGAACCAGGTGTGCCGCCCTGCAATGCCGTTCCAGGATTTCCTCCTGTTGCAGTGCCACCTGCAGATTGTGTTCCGCCTCCACCGCCAAATGCTGTTTTACTGTCATAAGG